CTCGCTGTGCCTACGGGTCTGGAAAAACTTTGGGCGACAACTGATAACCGTAACGGGTCCGTGACTCGTTCAACCGAAGGAGGCCGCGATGGCCGGAATGGGACCAGCACCCGCAGAAAATAGAAGGCGCAGCAATGCTCCTGCTCGTGGCGAATGGGTAGACCTTCTTCCGATTGACAAGCCAATCCTCCCGACCTTGCCAGAGCGGGAAGAGGGTTGGACTGAGATGACGCAGACGACCTGGGAGATGTGGCGGCAAGATCCGGCCACCTCCCAATACACGCCGGCAGAGATTGCCTATGCGCTTGACACCATCTGGCTCTACAACCAGATGACCGCCAGCACAGCCAGCGAGGTTCGCCTTCGCATGGATGGGCTTGGATTGACGCCTAAAGGCAAAAAGGATCTTCGCTACCGCGTAATCCAAGACGCAGAGCAAAATGCCGCGCCAGAAGTCAAGAGGCGTGACCGGACGCATGGCAGGCGCAGCCGTCTTAGCGTTGTGAAGTAATGCCCCTGCCCACATCTCCGCTACCGGAGGTGGATTTCCCGACCCTAGGCTGGCAAGTTGCCGATTGGATCGAGACTTTCCTTTGTCATGGCCCCGGCGATGTTGAAGGCGACGACTTTGAGGTTGACGACGAGATTGCCACTTTTTTAGCCTGGTGCTACAGGGTTCACGCCAAAAACAAGCCCGACGCAGGCCGCAGGATGGTTCAGAGGGCTGTTTTTTCTCGCCCGAAAGGACGCGCCAAGTCCGAAATCGCTGGAGCAGTTGTCTGCGCTGAGGCGCTGGGTCCGGTCCGCTTTGACCATTGGGCCGACGAAGGCGAGGTCTCCGAATGGGGCTACGAGTTCCAGCCCGGTGAGCCCGTTGGAGTTTCTGTTCGGTCGCCATACATTCGCTGCCTCGCTACCGAGGAAGATCAGTCGGGCAACACCTACGACAATGTAGTTGTGATGCTGACTCAAGGTGCCATCGCTGAGTACGCAGGCTTGAAGATGGGCAAGGAAGTGGGCATCACTCGTGTATTTCTGCCAGGTGGCGGTGAGATAACCCCGTCAACCTCAAGCAGCGCAGCCAAGGACGGCGGGAAGGAAACCTTTGCTGTAGCCGACGAAACCCACCTTTACACAACGGACCAGCTCCGCAAGATGTATCGAACGGTGGCAAGAAACACAGGCAAGCGCAAAGAGGGCGAACCTTGGATGATGGATACCACAACCGCTTGGCAGCCAGGCGAGCGATCCATTGCCGAACAGGCGTCAGACAAATACCAAGGCAAACCGCCTGCCGAAGCCGTTGAGAAAGCTGGAGTCCTGTACGACCACCGGCAAGCCTCAGAGCCTAAACGATTCGGTCAAGACGCATCTCTGATCAAAGCGATGCGTGAGGGCTACGGCCCAGCAGCTGAATGGATGGACTTTCCAAGAATCGTCCGCATTATTCGTGACGCCGAAGATCCAGAGGCAGAGGCATACAGGTATTGGCTCAACCGACCGAGACTGGCCGGCACTCAATGGCTAGCACCGGAAGAGATTGCTGCGGCGACCGAGGAACGAGAGATTAGTTCAGGCACCGCAATCACACTTGGCATTGACGCATCTGAGTACGACGACCACACTTCTTTGATTGGTTGTACCGAAGACGGCCACTTGTTCCCGCTGGGGATCTGGGGTCGTCCTGAAAACTGGCCGCAAGAAGAGCCCTGGTCGGTGCCGATGGATGAAGTGGACGAAACTGTGCGCTTCGCCTTTGACCAGTTCAGCGTAATCCGGCTTTATGCCGACCCGCCGATTCTCAACAACTCGCTGCTGCCGCACTGGGCACGGGACTTCGGAGAGTCACGAGTCAAAGAGTTCTGGACAAACTCGGATACCAAGATGGCCGTTTCAACGGGAGCATTGAGAACGGCGATACGGCAAGGTGCCGCCACATTGGGCCCGCAGGAGATCCGAACAATCAACGAACCACGCAACGGATCACCCTTGTTTATTTGGCACATCGAGAACGCTAGAACCCGAAAAGTCAAGGTTCGGCTCGAGGACAAAGCCGAAGAGGCATACATCGTGACCAAGGATCGCCCCGGCTCTCAGAAAAAGATTGACTCGGCAGCAGCCGCAGTCCTGGCGTTTAGAGCCAGAAACGACGCGCTCACGCTAGGTGAGTTCAAGCAGAAGAAGAAGGGGCGATTTGTCACCTTCTCATAAAGAAAGGAGCGGGCATTGTCTTCACTCACACCGCCGAGTCAATCAGTGCCCGTCAGGCTTCCAGTCCAATCGGCTCAGCCGTTCGGATCTCCCAAGTGGTGGGTTGAAAGCCTTTCCGCAGAGATGGATGTCCGCCAGGGACTGATCTGGCTCTACGAAGACTACTTTTCAGGCCGCCACAAGATGACCTTTGCCTCCAGTGCCTTTCGTGAGGCATTTGGCAAGATGCTGGCTGCCGTTTCTGACAACTGGCTGCCGCTGGTTGTCAATGCTTCGGTTGAGCGGCTAAAACCGCAGGGTTTTCTTTTTGGCGAGGGCCGCAGCGGCGATCAAGAGGCGTGGCGGATCTGGCAGGAAAACTCGCTGGATTCTGACGCAGCCTTGGGATTTACTGAAGCCGTCAAGCACGGCGAGTCCTATTTGCTGGTTTGGCCCGACAGCAAAGAGAGCAAGGGAGTTTTCGGGCGCTATTTCAACCGTAACTCAGAGATGGTGCCGAGGATTACCGTTGAGCACCCTTCCCAGATGGTTGTAAGGCGTGAGGCCGGCGACAGAAGACGACGAGCTGCCGCACTGAAGCGGTGGTTGAACGAGGACGGCACGATTTACGCCACCCTGTACCTGCCGGATTCAATCCACTACTTTCAGGGTGGTAAAAACGGATGGGAGGAGCGCCGCGCCAAAGGTGAAAACCGTTTGGGCGTTGTTCCGGTCGTGCCGCTTGTCAATGAGCCGCAGATGCTGCCCTCACGGCCCCCGACTGCGCTGACTGGGTTGCCTCATCAGATCAACATTGGTGCTTTTGTTGGTCTTGGTCGGTCTGACCAGGCGGATGTGATTTCAACCGTGGATCAGATCAACAAGCTGCTTTGTGACATGCTGGTTGCCTCTGAGGTAGCCGCCTTCAAGCAGCGTTGGGCAACTGGCCTTGAGATACCGGAGGACGAAGAAACCGGAGAGCCGGTCCAGCCATTCAAGGCTGCTGTTGACCGCGTTTGGATCAGTGACGGAGCTGATGCCCGCTTTGGTGAGTTCAGCGCGTCTGATTTGAGCAACTACACGGGCGCAATAGAGCAGCGCATCCAGTCACTTGCCGCCCGTACCCGCACGCCCCCTCACTACTTGCTTGGTTCTATCGTCAATGCCTCTGGCGATGCGCTCAAGGCCGCTGAAGCCGGTTTGGCATCCAAGGTTGACGGCAAGAAGCGGAACTTTGGCGAAGCCATAGAAGAGGCTATGCGGATCGCTTTTGCTTGGACAGGCGACGAAAGGGCAAACGACCTTTCAGCAGAAGTTGATTGGGCACCGTCAGAAACCCGCAGCGAGTCCGAGTACGTTGATTCGCTTGTCAAGAAAATGGCGATTGGAGTGCCCAAAGAGCAGCTTTGGGCAGATGCCGGCTACTCGCCCCAGCAGATCAGCCGTTTCAAGGCAATGTTGCTGGACGAAGGCGTGCGAAATGACATCTTTGGCCCGATAGCGCCTGAACCGGAGCAAGAGCCCGAGGACGATGGCCTCGAAGCTGGCTGAGCGCCACATCGAGCTCAACGCGCAGCTTCGAGTTCGAACGGTCGCCCAGCTCACTCGCATCTGGAACAGCCTGCCTGAATATCGAGACTCCACTCTTCCGGTTTGGCTCTCAAATGTAGTTCCTCTGGTTCAGGCAGCGCAACGGGCTGAGGTAGCCATTACACAGGCTTACCTAGCTCGTGCCCTTGACCGGCCCGTTGTAGGCATTGATGTGGACCAAGTAGTGGACAACTTTCGCAAAGGAGCGGCCCACGAACAGGTTTACACTCGGCCATTTGATGCCGTGTGGACAGCACTTGGCAATGGCGTTCCATTTGATGCGGCCAAAGAACAGGGCTTGGCAAGAGCTACCCAGTCTGCTGCGACTGACATTCAGATGGCGATGAGGGACACGCTCACCGCAGTAGGGCAACAAGAAGAAGTCATCTGGGGATATCAAAGGGTGACGGACGGTGCCGCTTGCGATTTTTGCCTACTTCTGAACGGTGCTCAGTTTCGCACGGAAGATCCAATGCCTATTCATCCCAACTGTGGCTGTGGAGTAGAGCCAGTCGTCTACACCCGAACTTTTGACGGGCAAAGAAACTTGGAGCAGTTCAACGCCAACCCGACGCCACCACCAGAAGGCGTAGCAGTGGCCACTCACGGCGAACTTGGCCCCGTTTTGGGCGACCCGTCACACGACTTTACCTCTGAATCAGACCTATAACCGGCAGCACGGCTGCCATATGAAAGGAAGCCTCGTGGCTGAAGAAGAAACCTCCCCGGAGGAGACCGAAGTTCCAGACCCCACCGTTGAAGTCAAGTCCGACATTGACGACATCGCAGCCCAGGCAGAAAAGCCGGATGCGGTTAGCAAGGCAATCAAGGCAGAGCGGGAAGCAGCAAAAGACGCTCGACGCCGTGCCGAGGAAGCCGAAGCCAAGGTGAAGGAGTACGAGGACGCACAGAAGTCCGAGCAGCAAAAGCTTGAAGAAGCAGCGGTTGCGGCAAAGGAAGAGGCCGACGCGCTGCGCAAGCAGATCACAGACCTTGAAGTGGCAAGGCTCCGCACGGAGATTGTTACTGAAAAGAACCTCCCCTTGAAGATGGCCGAAAGGCTCAAGGGGAACACCCGTGAGGAGATTGAGGCAGATGCCGACGCCCTCCTCGAAGACCTGGGAACGCTCCCAGGCGAAACGCCCCCTCCCGGTGACGGCGGCGCTCGTACCCCTGTACAGCCCAAAGATCTCCAAGACGAGATCCGCGAGGCAGAAGCAGCGGGCGACTACCGCAAAGCCATGAGCCTGAAGAACAAGCGGCTTTTGTCGCTTGGTCGGACGGCCTAACCAAGAAGGAGGCCAACTATGGCCGGTATTACTGGGCAGGGCGACACTTTCGACCTGCCGAACTACACGGGTGAGCTTCTTAGCGTCACCCCTCAGGACACCCCACTGCTTTCCGCCATTGGCGGACTGACTGGAGGCGAAAGCGTAAGCTCAACCGTCTTCAGCTGGCAGACCTACGATCTCCGTGATGCGGCGAACGACAGGCAGCGGCTGGAAGGCGCAGACGCACCTACCGCCACCGCTCGTACCCGCTCGACGGTTCGCAACGTGGTTGAGATCCACCAGGAAGCTCTGGAGATCTCGTACACGAAGCAGGCCGCCATCGGTCAGATCGCAACCAACGGCTCCAGCCACCCCTACGGCGAAGCTGGCGTTGACACCAATCCCGTCACCGATGAGGTTGACTGGCAGGTGCGTCAGCACCTCGTTCAGATCGCCCGCGACGTGGAAAAGACGTTCATCACTGGCACCTTTCAGGAGCCGGCGAACAACTCGACCGCCCGCAAGACTCGTGGACTGGCTGACGCCATTACCTCCAACCTCGTCAACGGTGGAGACACTCCGCTGGTCAAGGACGACGTTCTGAACGCGATGCAGGAGGCGTACGACGCTGGCGGCATCATGGAAGATGAGACCCGCACCATCATGCTCGGTTCCACCCAGAAGCGAGCACTGACGGAAGCGTTCATCAACTCAACAGACGGCTACAGGTTCGAGACCCGCAACATTGGCGGCGTCAACGTCCAGAGCATTGAGACCGATTTCGGACGGCTCAACGTCATGCTCAACCGTCATGTTCCGACTGACGAGGCGTACATCCTCTCCCTCGAGGATCTCGCGCCTTGCTTCCTGGCCGTTCCCGACAAGGGCCACTTCTTTGTGGAGCCTCTGTCGAAGACCGGCGCTGCTGACAAGTTCCAGATCTACGGTGAGATCGGGCTGAAGTACGGCAACGAGAAGAAGCACGCC